AATTACCTGGTACGAATTTTGAAACGTATGCTTTATAAGAGTATACCTCTCCTGCATCTGGAATAGCAACAGTAATAGTATGAAGGACCCGGTCTCTGTATGCATCCCATAAAGCCGTCTGGCCTGCATCATTAGATATAATAAACCCAACGATGTCAACTGACCCAGGATCAAACCTTTTTAGGCCCTTTCTCATTACCGTGCCGTCGTCCTGTGTGGAAATATCCTTAGTTCCGGTTGACCCTTGCGGAAATGGGATGGCATCGTCTTTTATGCCGTGTATGGTTGTGCCATCAAGAGCAATAGTTGATTCATAGATGTCTATGTGGTCGTATGTCATTTTTTATCTCCATCATCCTATATTAATTTCAAAATTAACAGAATAGATAAATGATTTATTTTTAGACTGTCCAATGAAAAACGGTTCTGAAATTGCTTCTATCCGTTTAAATCTGGTGCTTCCTATAGTGGTATTCACTTTTAAGTTGAGTAAATTGCAAATTGAAATTGCTTTTTCAAGTGCGGTATCATCAGAAGTGTTTCGAACTCTTACTCCGAGTTCAGGGCGTTGTAATTTCATGTCGCCGGATGCTGTATTTTTTTGTGGTCTTCCTGGTTGTGCAAGGATAGCAATACAATCCGGAGTGCCTGGACTGAAATCACTATAAAATATATTAGTGCCAAGAGTGCCGACCCCTGACGTTTGCAGGAAAGCACCTATATCTTCTAGCCATGTCATATTAGCCGCCTGCATGTCTCTAGCAGTTCTTTCATGAGTGCAGGGGACCGATTATTAAATGGAGTGGAAAGAAACTTCCATTGTCCGTGGACGTGGCTGTATGGGATTTCATGAACATAAATTGGATAATCAAGATCTTTCCCGACTGTGATTCTGACAAAGAATTCTGTAAGTGTGTTCTTTTCAGTAGTAAGCTCGTAAGATTTTTTTGTGGCTCCGGTGTCGATTGGGCAGAATTGTTCCTGTGAAACCTTCTTAGTTTCTTTAGCCCATTTTGTTATAATGTATCTTGAAGTATTGTCAATCAGTGCAGCTTTCGCTATAAGATTAGCAATACAGAGAGCCGCAGTCATTAGAGATCCTCCCCGCCTGCATCTCCATAGTACACATCAGTACAAACATTATTTCCCATGTGATCGTGAACCGCATGAATTTTCACAATTTTAGGATAAGTCCCGTCAGGTAATACGATTTTATCATCCATGTTTACCGAAGTACCGGGAGGAAATGAAGTCCAAGCCACCGAAAGAATCTCATTTCCATTTGCATCTTCAATCTTCTTTGAGATTTTAGCATACTTGCACGTTAAAGTTGCAGCAGTCCCGTAGGAAACCGCGTGGTGTGCATCCTTAGAGCTGTAGGGATAACGAGTTACCGATGACGGAAAAAACAATTAAACGTCCTCCGTGCTTGAATAATAAAATTGAGAAATCCCGGACAGAGAGAGGTTAGTATAGGAGGTAACTTGTCCGGGTGTAGTGACGTCCAAAACGTCTTCATCGGGATAATTATCCATGATGCCCTCCGTGACTGTGATGCCCAAAACCACGCCGAAAAGAGGGACTTGTAAAAACGTAAGCTGATGATGCATTATACTGTGCTATGAGCGCAGCTGATTTCTGTTCGTATCGTTCAATATCCAGGTCGATAGTATTCTGTTGCCTATATTCAGGTGTTTGAACGTTTGCCGCCATCTCTCCTGTAGTTTTCATCCTGCGGAGGACAGCGGCGAGGATTGCATATTTTCCCGCTAAAATAACGGTTGTGTGAGTATCAACTGACGTATTGCAGAGAGTAAGAACGTCTTCGCTAACTTCTGTAATCAGTGCGGTTATTTCGGCATCTGATAGTGATGCTGAGTATATTTTGGCTCTAACGTCAGCTACCGAACAAATTGCCATGAGAGAAAATCAGGAGGAACGCATATAAAAGAAAATTGAAACATTCATTTAGTTTTTATAATTCCTAGTGCTGTTTCCCGTTTCCATCGTTTTTCAAAACTGACTCCTTTTTTAATAAGTGCGGATTCGTGGTTTTTAAGACTCCCTCTCTCAAAAAACTTTGATTCAGATAGTTTCTGATAGTGCGTTTCCTGACAATGTTTTGAGCAATAAATTAGTGGGATCTTACCGTATTTCAAGTAATTATATGTGAATAATTCTCTCTTTTGCTCAATTGTAATTGTAATAAACTTTGAACACTCAGGATTTGAGCATGATACTTTCGTTTTTGGCTGTGGCTCCGTGGTCATAGATGGCTCCGTTAAGATATGCTTCAGGAGATGTGCAGTAAGGACTTAAAAAAGAAACGTGAATACCGTTTATAATTTCTAATTCAATATCGGTAGCTAGATTATCAATTGCTTCGATCAAAAAAGAGGCTCTTTTTATTTCGCATGTTTGCCGATATGGACAACTGTTTGTACATACTTCTCCAAATTTGTTATATTTATGATAGAAGCATAACATATTAAACTAATATTAAAAGACTGATATAAAAATTTTGTGAAATGGAAAAAAAAGAAAAGAGTTAAGAAATCATTATTCTGAGTCTGTGATTTCTACAGTCCCCTCAAAGTCAATTCCTACAGTAGTATTCAAAGTTGTTATCAATGACCTGAGGATCGCTTTATCTGCCATGTCATTAGCCCTTTTCTGAGCTTGAAGCTTTGCAATCTCCAAAGCCTGATCTTTGAGTCCTGTTATTAGAGTCGCCCGTTCTTCGGCTGTTGCAGGGAGGTTGTAGGGGATTTGAATAGAAACCGGAAATTCTTTATAAAGTGGGAGTGGGAGCCCGTTTTGTCCTAGAACGTCGGTATATATTATATTACCGTCGCTGTCCCTCATTGGATTTCCTCTGTCTTCCCATGTCAGGCATATGTTTCTGCCTTCGTCTGGAGTGTTTGCTCGGAGTCTTCTCATTTTTATAATTGCCATTATATCACCATTCCATATCCTTGTAAAAATTTAGTCAAAGATCCTTCTAAAGATGCCTCTAAACAGTTGGGGATATCATTAGAATCAGTATCAGCAGTCAAATCAGCATAATCAATCTGCCCGTGATAGATTTGCCCGTTTCCTGGATAAAGCGACAGCTCGTATATAGTGCCGGATTCATCTCTTTTGTATGTTAGATTCTTTGGCCGATGTGTGAAGAGGTAGAAATCCACTTCGGAGGTTGTGGGGTCATAGAGAGCTATCCAGGGTTTTGAGAGGTTTTGCAAGCCGTAACTTGCGGTTGTACTATCTGCAAAATCATAAGACGCTGAGTAATTATCATCTACATCAGGAGCATAGGTAAGAATTGTTCTCAGCCGAATTTTATTAAAATCAGTTCGCCCGCCATCTGAAGGAGGCAAAGAAACCATTAATCCAATGCGCTGAGATGTTCCCTGATTCGCGCTGTATGTCATTGTTCCAGTGCTCCCGGTTACTTCTGCACCTGAAACTCCTTTGGGAAATACAGCCCGCCCTAATCCTGTTCCAAAAACGTGATCAAGAAGAGTACTATCTAAAAATTTCGCTTTTGTTGTATCAATTGAAACGTTTGAATATGCACCGTCTAAAGCGTCTGTACGTACTGTTTCGTAGGATGAGCCTGTCCAGCATTGAGTAGCGAGGCTTGATGCTGCTAGGTTGTCTGGAGTTTGAAGTTCGGTGTATGCTGATTTTGCGGTGTCGACTTGTAGAGAGGAGATATAAAACGTACATGCCGCGCCAGGAGTCATCCCCGCCGCTCCACAGCTTATCCATTGCACCGTATTCCAGTTTAGCGTTCCTGCAATCCCGTTAGGGTTGTGTCCCGTTTCAGATGCCGGGGCCTTAAACGCCATTATAACGACACTTTCTACTCCTGCCGACACGGCCATGCTGGCCTTGTTGGCTGCCCTTACTCTATTGGTGACATTGTTCCCAATCCCGAGATATGAATTGCCTTGTAGAGAGGAGATATATTTTGCAGATACAAAACTTTGTAATGAAATGTTAGTTAATGTAATTGTTTTCGATATTAGCAGATACCCATTTGCATCAGTTGTTCCGACGATTTTAATTTTCCCGTTTTCTACTGAAATTGATCCCGTGCCGAGTGAAAATATCCATCCTGTAGCACTCGAACAATCATCAATAACAGTAGGGTTATTACTCTCCCACGTATTTGAGACAATAAACTCCTCTGTAATTGTATGCCCCTCGGTATCAACAGTTAACCCATTTACACCCTTCAACATTCCAGCAGTTAACGTTTTTGTTGAATTATTCCCTGCCACATCAGTTAAATAAACGCCGTCAGTAGGAGTATAAAGTGTTCCGGGGCAATAATCAGGAGATCCAGACCCTTTCAAACCACCAAACGGACTTTCAGCAATAGACCACCGATTAGAATTTAGAGTGTACTCATTAAAAGAAGGAAGTACCGCAGAATTACCCGACGGGAGAACAAGAACTTTCCCTGATGTATCCAGTGTGATTGATTCCCCACGAAGGTGCAAAGGCTCAAAAGGTGCGGATGGCGTTCTCATTTAACGCCACCTATCAAGCGTGCAGGTAATACTCGCCACATTTGCTGCATCTGTATTTGTTGCAACCGCATAGATGTAAGAGGGGATTGCATCTTTTTCTATATAACGTCCTGCTTCATACGGTACTGCCCCAACTGCTGCACCTAATGTAAATGTAGCAAGATGTGTTTTTCGAACACTTGTCAGTGATGGAGAGCCATATATATCAATTGTAACAGATGTTGAGGCCCCTGCGTTAGCTACATTGACCTGGAGTTTTGATAACATCCCAACAGGCAACCTTGATGAGGGGGTTGCCCCCTCACTAACTGTCAACGCCTGGCTTGCAAACAGATTCGCGGGGGCGAGTGGTCCGATTAGAGCCATGTAACCCCTCAGTCCACCACGTATCTCATGAAAACCTTTGCGTGACCCGTTCCACTACTCGACGCTGATTCCGTGGTTGCAATATTCACAATCGTGCCGGCTGCCAAAGCTGCAACAGTAGGAGTCACATTGATTACCGTTTTTGCTGCTACCGCGGCGGCAAGAGTGGTAGTACAAAGAGTCACAGGACTTCCAGCTTCTGTTTTCAGTTCGACCTTTGCATCAG